GTTTGACAAACTGTGTAAACAACACAAGGTAGAGCCGCAGCCATTCTTAAATACACCTCACGCTAATGCAACTATGCACACCTTCCAAGGTGATGACGGTCTGCGATGTATTGTGACAATCCATAAAACCAAGAAATCAAAAGATGCTATATATGGTCTTTTGGTGCATGAAGCCGTGCATATAGTCCAGCGTATTGCCGAAAGCATAGGCGAAACAAAGTGGGGCATTGAAACAGAAGCCTACCTCACACAGTGTATATCTCAATGGCTAATGTGGAATTACGACGAGCTCTCCAAAATAAAATGATGTTGATTTTATAAACACAAAAATGCTAAGCTATAACCCTATCGATCAGGATAGAGGATTGTAGTAACCTACATGACCAGAGGTCGCCAAACAAACGGCGACCTTTTTTCATGTTGACAACCTCCACGCAAGGCGTAACATGGTGGGGTGCATTGCATTTATTGCAATCGTAATGAAAGAATATGAAACCTATGAAAGTTCCGACTATGGACTACGCTCTAAGGGTAAGGGATACCCTATCAAAAATACCACCCGACAGTCAGGCCGCTAAACATCTAGCTTTAGCATTGCACCTTATGGCAGCAGGCACACAGTCAAACGACTTGCGCCCAGCCTTAAAGCATAAGGTTGACCTCATTCTAGATTTGAATGAAAAGGGTGCGGACGATGGAAACCAAGAATAATCCATGGATGCCCCTATACATTGGGGACTATCTTAAGGATACGGCTGGCCTTACTCAGGCAGAACATGGGGCATACATCCGCCTCATTATGTTCTATTGGAACAACAGCGGCCCTATTCCTGATGATATGGCAAAAATCTATCGTGCGACTGGCGCAATCTCACCTGAAGAACAAAGTAATGCTCGGAGCATCCTCCAAGCATTCTTCAAGCATGAAGATGGTGAGTACCACCACAAACGCATAGATGCAGAGATTGCACGAAGCATTGATGGAGCATTAAAAAGAAAAGCTAAGGCTTTCAAAGCATCTAAGGCAAGATGGGATGCTCCAAGCATTCCTACAAGCAATGCTACAAGCATACCTCCAAGCAATGCTCGTAGCAATGCTCCAGCTATGCCATATCAAAACCAAAGCCAAAGCCAAAACCAAAGCCATATACCAGATAGTCAGAAATCAGAAACCAGAAATCCAGAGGTTACTAAACATGAAAAGCCTAAAAGAAATACTACCAGCCCTTTCCCTCACGGAGAGCAATGCCCAGACGAATGGGCAAACTGGTCAAGCCGAAACACCAGCCTTACACAGCACGAGATTGACAGACAATTCGCAAACGCCAGAGATTGGGCTTTGTCAGGAAACGCCAAAAAATCGGACTGGATGGCCTTCTGGCGCAAGTGGTGCAGAACCTACGAAGACAACCGCAAGCCAAACAAATCTAGTGGTCAGACGTTCGTTGATGCAGGAAAAGCCGCAGTGGACTACTACGGACAGCAGGCCGATTTGGAACGCCGAGGCCAAGCAGAAACTCGCCAAGGCATTATCTATCACCCTGACGATGCAGAGGGTGTACGGTAGGAAGCCTAGCGAAATCCATGCATTGGTAGAGGGTTTTGCTGCTTTTATGAGGCTTTATCATCCACAGGAAGTAATTGATGCTATCAAAAAATTTGTAATGAAAAGTCCAGAAGTGCCTACGCCAAGCGATTTGGTTGATATTCTTGGAAGCAGGGAGGAAGATGATTTTTTTATCAAAGTACCCCCTGAAGATTGGAAGGCTGCTATTGAAGATGCGAAGGTATTTTGTGAAGATTACCTGCATTGGGTGAAAGAAAAGACCACAATGATACCGAACCAAGCATACGATTTGGCCAAAAAAGAATTTGGCTATGGCATTGGGGAATGGCGTGGCGGTCATCCTGTAGAACAAATAGCCGAGGCAATGATGAATGGTGATTTGCCAAGAAAATTATCAGAATATGCAGAAAAAGGAAAACGACCATGAGTAACTATTCCGTGCCAATGTTTACCCTTATCTTGAGAAAGGGAAACCCTGAAAAGCCAAAATTTATTGCCGTTGAGTACAGGAAAAATAATGACGGGTCTTATGTTTTTAGCCGCACCATCACGTCAGATTGCCAGTTAATCAATGTTTGGCGTAGATTAGACAAACTAGGCTACAGCGATAAGCCTGTAAAAGATGTTTGGCTGACTGATAAACAAAGAAACATGGCTATGCAGACGAGCAGAAAGAGTTGGATAGCCAAGCTATTTGATTTGTTGTGGCGCAACTGATAAACTAAACCCATAACCACGAAAGACCGTGTGATGACTGAGCCAAGAACACTTGCCGCACAAGTCCTGAACCAAGTCTATGCCGTACACAACGTACCCACGGGTGGCGATATGTACAAACTCCTGCACCAAGCCTTTGCCGATGCCCTAGACTTCTACGGTCAGCAATGCGCCCTGCAACGACAAATGGACAGACTGCTCATTGAGGACGATGATAGCTTCGTTATTCCCAATAATGGTAACGACACGGTGCATTAGTATGGCAAGAAGCTATCAGAACGGCGATTTGGTGCATAGTTTGGCATGTGAATGCATCAGACTGCAAAAGACAGGTAAAAAGCAACAGGAATGGTTTTTATGAGGGGATACTCTACCCAGCCCAAAGTAGAATACAAACGCAAGCCACGGGCAATAGAGAGCGGTTTGCAGCAAAGGCTGGTGGCTTTATGGCGAAATGTGGCTAAGGCAGAGTACCGTGATGCGTTGTTTGCCATACCTAACGGTGGTATGCTTACTCAAGGCTACCGTTACCGCTTACTCAATGAAGGACTGATTGCTGGGTGGCCTGACTTAGGGCTTGCCCTTCCAGGTGGTCATATTGTCTGGATTGAGTGCAAACGCCCCGTTACCCTAAAATGGAGCGATAAAACCAACCGCATGATTATTGCCGATGGTGGTGGCAAAGTGGACAAATGGCAGGAGATAGTCCACAATATGCTGCGTGGCCTTGGGCATGAAATTATCATAGTAACCGATGAGAACCAATTAACGCCGTGGCTTAAACAAAATGCAAGGGATATGCTGAAATGCCAAAGCTAGATAAATGGTTTACCGACATTAAATGGACTGCCCAAGAAATTGACGTGGCAGACCTCAAGCCATATGACCGTAACCCACGGACTATCACCAAAGAGGCATTTGCCAGACTAGTCACCCGCATCAAGGAAGAAGGATTTCGTGCGCCTATTACCACAGACGGTAAGGGTACAATCCTTGCAGGACACCAGCGCTACCGTGCAGCAAAAGAGCTAGGCTATAGCAAACTACCTATCATGGTGCCTGACCGTCAGCTTACGCCAGAAGAGTGTGGCCAGATTGTAGTGGCGGACAACGTAAGCCATGGGGAATGGGACTTTGACATCCTCAGTGCAGACTTTGAGCCTATTGAGCTTGCCGAGTGGGGTGTTGAACTGCCAGACCTTACCCAAGTTGACCCAGAAGACATTGAAGAAGATGAAGCGCCTGAGCCACCTGCCATACCCAATACAGTCCTAGGCGATGTGTGGATACTTGGCAATCACAGGGTTATGTGCGGGGATAGCACCAGCATTGATGCTGTGGATAAGCTTATGAATGGCGCTAAGGCAGATATGTTAATCACAGACCCACCTTATAACGTTGCCTATGAAGGAAAGACAAAGGAAGCCTTAACTATACAAAATGACGCCATGAACGATGGGGATTTTATGCAGTTTTTGACAGATGCTTTTTCTGCTGCCGATTCTGCTCTTAAGCCAGGCGGTGTTTTCTACATTTGGCATTCCGATTCAGAAGGATACAATTTCAGAGGTTCTTGTAAGGCGGTTGGATGGAAAGTACGGCAATGCCTTATATGGCTAAAAAATAGCATGGTAATGGGCCGACAAGATTATCATTGGAGGCATGAACCTTGTCTGTATGGTTGGAAAGATGGGGCAGCTCATTTATGGAATAACGACAGAAAACAAACCACTATTCTTGAGTTTGACAGACCTCAACGGAATGGCGAGCATCCAACTATGAAGCCATTAAGCCTTATAGCTTATCAAATAGGAAACAATAGTAAATCCAACGATGTTGTCCTAGACCTCTTCGGCGGTTCAGGATCAACCCTCATTGCCGCAGAACAGCTTGACCGTAAATGCTATATGATGGAATTAGACCCTCAGTATGTTGATGTTATCGTAACCCGTTGGCAGAACCTGACAGGCCGGCAGGCAATACATGCTGAAACTGGGGAAGAGTTTAACGCTAAGAATAATATGGTGAAATAATTATGGATAATCAATTTATAACAGAATCACCTTGTCACTCCACAGAACAGAGTGCTAAAATGACGGAACAGGTAACGAACAGGGAAATATCAGGAAAACATGGCTAACAAGTTTCCTAACCCAGCCACCCGCTTCAAAAAAGGCCAGAGTGGCAACCCATTGGGCAGGCCATCTTATAGTGCGTTAGAAGACCAAATACGTGACTTGGCTTTCCGTATTGCTAGGGACAAAGAACAAAAGCCCCTCAAAATTGATGGGGAAGAGATTACCTTTCATGAAGCCATTTTATACAAGATGATTACGCAAGCGGCTATGGGCGATGACCGTGCACGTAAAGAATACATGACAAGGTTTTTTGGCAAGCCCAAAGAAACCATAGAGCTTGCTAACCGTGAGGGTGAGGCGTTCAGGACTGAAAACCTGATTGCTGATGACAAAGAGATTATTAAACGCTACCTTGAATCCCAAGGCAGCAAAACAACCAAGGAGTAAGATAATGAGTGTGAAGTCGTATACAAGCCAACTTAAAGGCTGGGCTGTAGACCGTGTGATTGAACTGTACAAACAGGATAAGTCTGACCGTGAAGGTTTAAGCAGAAGTGTTGAAGACTTAAAGCGGGATGCCTTGGCCCTAGTTGAGTTTGCTTTCAACGAAGAAGAGTGCGAGCTGCATATCCGTGAAAACATTGAAAAAGAGAAATACGATGCTGACGTTGCCGCCGCTGTGGCTATGAAGCCAGCTAGCAATGCTTTAGACAAACTCAAAGTTGTAACGACTGAAAACCCACAGTAGGAGATATCCCATGGTTACTATGACTAAAGAGCAGTTGCATGAATACTTGGACAAGCGTGGTATTGAATATGATGGCCGCTGGTCGGAAGAAAAACTGATGGCTATTGTAGCACAATATGAAGAAACTTTTGCCGCAAAGAAGAAGGTTGCTTTGGAGTCTAGCATTCCTGAAAGTCCTACCGCTTCTGAGCAAGTAAAGCTTGGTGTACCTACGTTTTCTAAGCATCACAATACCGAAGAAAGCGTAAGAGAGGCTATTGCTAAGTATCTTAATGTTGATGGGTTTATGGCTAAATTTACGCAAGACCCTGAAACAGGGGCTAATGTTTGGCACTTCCGATGCAAAGGCGCTGAGGAGTCTGGCAACATGGATATTCCTTTGCGGGTTATCGTTATGAAGGCTGAATCTGTGGCCCGTGGTGCTCGTGGTCTCAAAGCTATTAAAGGCGATGGCACTTACAAAGGCTATGCTGACACTATCTTTATGGCTTAACCTATGTCACTAGAAAAGATGTCCTTAACTGAACTGCGTGGGATTGCCCAGTCGCTAGGGGTTAAGGACGTTTTTTCTAAGACAGCTAACGAAATACGCAGCGAGATTGTTGTTAAGCAAGAGAAAAGACTTCCTGTTCCCCCGCCGCCTATTCCTAAGCCTGTATATGACGCAAGGCTGATGAGTCGTGTGCCATCACGCTTTTGCACAAAGTCTGAGCTAGATGAAATGATACAGCCTTATGTGCAGCGTGGATTGACGCTATCATACCCTGAGCCTGAGCAATGGATTATGAACTATAAGGGTCGTGAAGACTCTGGAACGCTTAGGCAGCCTTTGGTAAGTATTTTGCGTTGCGCTGATAGATTAACGAGGGAATAATGACCGTACCTTCAGAAGCTGAATTTTTAGCGGCAATATGCCGTGAGTCATTCTCTGCTTTTGCGGCTCGTGCCTTCCGAGAGGTCAATCCTGGCGTAAAGCTAGAATGGAACTGGCATCTTGACCTAATTTGCGACCATCTACAATCCCTCTTTGAGAATAAACTGCCTAAGGGCAAGCGCCGCTTATGCATAAATGTGCCGCCACGAAGCCTGAAAACCTTTTTGTGTTCCATTGCCTTCCCTGCATGGGTGTTAGGCAAGAAGGCCAACGAGAAGTTTATTTGCACGTCTTACAACGCCACACTGGCTAAAGAGATGTCGCAAAAGGCTAGGATTATTATTGAGTCGCCTTGGTATGCGTCTGTTTTCCCTAAAATGCAGATTGACCCACGCCAGAATGAAAAGCACAACTTCTGGACGACCGAACGAGGGGCTTACTACTCCAGCGCTATTCAGTCGGTTACTGGACGTGGTACAAACTACCTTATCATTGACGATGCTTTATCGCCTACGGAAGCATCTAGCCCAACTATTCGTGAAGATACTAACGAGATTATACGGTCAACCCTCCCCAGCCGCTTTAACGACCCGCAGAATGACAAGTGGCTGATGATTATGCAGCGTTTGCATGAGAATGACCCTACAGGCAACATGGTACTGCCTGACCCTGAGCGGTGGTATGTTATCAAGCTGCCAGCCGAAAACCTGACAGGCCGTGATATTGAGTACACACTGAACGGAAAAACATGGCTATTTAATGCTGGTGACTTGTTATTCCCACAACGTTTAAGCCGTGATGTGTTGGATAGCCTGCGCCTTGACTTAACAGAGTACCACTATGTGGGCCAGTATCTTCAGGAGCCTGCGCCTATAGGTGGTGGTGAGTTCCGTCCTGATGAATGGCTGCAATGGTATAAGCAAGGTGCTATTAATGCTAAAGACATGAACGTAGCCATTATTGTTGACCCTTCAGGCGGTGAAGAAATGAACAAAAAGAAGAAGAAGTCTAGCGACTGGTCTTTCTTTGCCGTGATTGGTTTGGCATCTGATAACAACTACTACTTATTAGACGCAGTGCGTGACCGTCTTAACCCAACCGAGCGTATTGATACCTTATTTATGCTGCACCGTAAATGGAACGCCCTATGCGGTAAGCCGCCCAAGGTTGGGTATGAGCGTTACGGTATGATGAGCGATACCCACTATATCAAGAACAAGATGGATAACGAGAGCTACCACTTCCCATTGATTGAGTTGGGTGGTCGTGAGATGAAGGAAGAGCGTATCCGCAAGCTAATCCCAGACATGCAGAAGATGCGCTGGTACTTCCCGCCAACCTTGGCCTATGTAGACCAGGAAGGCCGCAAGTTTGACATTATCAAAGAGATTATTGACGGCGAGATGAAGAGCTTTCCCCGAAGCCGTTATGATGACGGCTTGGACTCACTCAGCCGTATCTATGACGAGAATCTGTTTATGATTTTCCCTAAGCCAAAAATAGGTATGGTCAAGCAGTCAATTTCAGATTACCATAGTGAGCGGGCAACTCAAAGCTGGGAAGATTTCTAATGAAGACTAACGCACAAATTGCAGAGATATTTAATAAGCACCGAAAGATATCTCGTGCGGCTCTTTCTGCCCAGTATCAGAACACCCAAAACTGCTTTGCATTCTATAACGGTGAACCGCAGCGTGCCACCGAGCTTGTACAATTTGTGGCAGGTGATGGCCGCAAGAAGCGTGCGCAGGTTAACTTTAATAACATCCAGTCTAATATTGACGTGGTTTGTGGCTTCATGGCCCAGAACCGTGGCGTGGCTAAGTTTATTGCCCGTGTGCCTGATAACCAAGCCCAAGAGCTTTACTCTAAGAACATGAACGCTTTGTATGCGTTTCACCGTGAGAAACAGCACGCCGACCAGATTGAGAGCCAGCAGAACCTAGAGATGCTGGTATGCGGCTATGGCGCGACTGACGTTGACATATCTTATATCGTGGGGAATGCATCAACAGACCCAAACGGTGATATTTTAAAGACTAATATTGACCCTGAGTCTGCCTACTGGGACCCAGCCGCTAGAGCTAAGAACCTTACCGATAGACGCTGGTCAGGCTATCCAAAAGAATTTGCACTGCAAGAAGCCCTGAGCCTTTTTCAAAATTCAACAAAAGACGACTTTGAAGACGTTAGCCCGTCAGACAACGACCGAGGCTATAGCTATAATCCCTACGGTGGCCGTTATGACAAGATTAAGGCTGAAAATAGCGTAGAGTGGGCTAGTGAAGAACAGGACATTGTGCGTGTTTACAAACACGAGTGGTTTGAATATGAAGACTTCTATCGTGCCAAAAACCCTGTGTTTGAAGCCGCTGACCCTGTAGACGCACTGTTTTTCAAGGCGAAGTTAGATATTATTGCGTCTAGCCAGATACCTGAAGAGTCTGGCAACGGCATAATTACCGTAAAAGATGCCTTTGACTTTGACCCTACTGCGCCTGAGTTAACGTTTGATGATACCATCCGTAAGCAGCTTCTGGATGATTTTGGCGACCTTGTCAAGCCCGTGTCATTCAAACGCAAGTGCTTTTATACTGCCGTGGTCAGCGGCCAGCACGTCTTTACTTGGTTTAAGTCTATCTCACAGCGTGCTTTTACCATCAACTTTAAGACTGGCTCTTATAACCGCACAGGCGGCTTTTGGATTGGTATGGTTAACCCTATGATTGAGCCGCAAAAATATTCAAACAAAGCCCTTACCGAGCTAATGTTTACCATTGCCGCTAATAGCAAGGGTGGTGTATTGATTGAGGAAGATGCGGTAGAAGATATTGCAGACTTTGAGAATAAATATGCCAAGACGGACGGGGTTATCGTTGTCCGTTCAGGGGCTTTGGCTCAAGGAAAAATCCAGCCCAAAGCACAATCAGCGCTGCCCACTGGGTTAGAAAACATTATTCAGCTATCAGATATGGCTATGGCGCAGGCGGGTGTAGACCCTGCTATGATGGGTTCTATTGATAAGGTTGACCAGTCAGGCGTGCTATTTAAGCGCCGTATTCGTCAGGTCATCAGCAAAATGGCTAAATACTTTGATAGTATTGAGCTATACCAGAAAGACGATGCCCTTATCCATGCCGATATGATTCCTGTATGGATTGAGAACAATAACGGCCAGTTTGTGCGTATTACTGGCACAGACGGGGCTAATGAGTTTGTGCAGATTACTGAAAATATGGTTGCACCTGAGTATGACGTGACTGTGCTGGAAGCCCCGCAATCACCAGAAGACCGTCAGGAAACCGCTCAGGCTATTATTGGTCTAGGCGATAAGATTGCACCTGTAGACCCACAAAAGGCAATGGCGCTGTATGCTGAGGCTTTAACAATGCTGCCGCTTGATGGTGATAAACGGCAAGCTATTGCCCAAATCCTGCGTCCTAGTGAAGACCTTATTCCTGCTGCTCAGGCACAGCAACAAATACAGATGCTGATGTCACAGATTCAACAGCTACAGAATGAAGTGACCAAGGCCCAGCTTGACAAAACTCGCAGCGAAACCGAGAAAAACCTGGCCCAAGTGCAGAAAACTCAAGCTGATGCCGCAAATGCTATTGAAGAAGCTAAAGCCAAGAATGTTGAAACTAGCCTGATGACAACCGCTCAGGCTTCTAATATCAGTGTTGTTATATAAACCTAAAGGAGCGACCAATGAGTCTGCAAGAAGAACTGGTAAAGATGAAGGCACAACTTGAGCAGGAGGCCGCTAAAGAAGAAGAGGTGGCGGCAGAGCCAGTAGAAGAGCCAAAGCCAAAGGCAGAATCACCTAAAGCCGAGCCAGCAGAACCAAAGCCTGTCGATGAAGAGCCTGAGGTTATTGAGCCAGCACCAGAAGACAAAAAGGTTTACAACGATGCCATGGCCAAGATGCGCCGTGAGCTTGCTGCGGCTAAGCGTCAGTTGGCAGAACGTCAGCAGGCCGCTGTTGCGCCCCAGCATGTAACGCCACAACCGCAACAACAGGCTTCACAGGCAGCACAAAATGCTGACCCTGAGCCAGACGTAAACACCAACCCTGTTGAGTGGGTGCAATGGAACGTCCGCAAGACAGAATCACAGGTTGCCGAGCTGCGTGAATGGAAAGAGCAGCAATCACGTCAAGTAGAACACGAAAAGACCATCCAAGGCGCTGTGCAAGAGCTTTCACGGTATGAAAACGACTTCAAGGCCACCGCTGAAGATTATGATGACGTGTCTAATTTCATGGTCAATGAGCTAAAACGAAGCTTCAAACTCATGCATCCAGGCGCATCCGAAGACCAAATTGTGCAGGCCGTACAGCGTCATGTACTTCTTGAGGCATCACGCTATGCACAGCAAGGCCTGAACCCAGTAGAAGAGATGTATTGGCGAGCTAAGAATGAGCTAGGTTATCAACCTAAAGCACCTGCTGCTGAGAATGTAGAGCAATTACGCCCTGACTTGGACAAGATTGCCCGTAACAAGGCTCGTAGCGCAGGCATGAATGGTGCGGCAGGGTCGCCACAACGCGCCGTGCCTTCAACAAAAGAGGCGGCGGCGAGCATGTCACCTCGTGAGTGGGCCAAGCTGACTCAGGAAGAAAAAGCCCGTATTCTGTCTTCATAATGAAGCGTGATTACACCTTTGGACGTGATATCAGGAAGCTCCCTATTGTCTGCCAAGACCGTGGGAGCTACTGGCATTACGATAAAGAGCGGGATATATACTACCGTGTGTATCAAGGCGGAAGCTATTCGTTGATTATGGGGCAATATCTGCCCGACCCTGCTGAGATTGAAGCAAATAGACCTGATAGGAAACCCACGGCTGCAACATATTTATTATGGCAACACCGTAATAGTATAAAATAGTTTGCAAGTGGGTTTTATTTGCCGTAGCATATTAATACGTGCATTTGCACGATGCCTGCAAAGGGGCTTTATCCTAAGAAGGGTTGCAGTAACTATAGCTGCCTGTCGCTAGCGGCTCGCCACCGTCTTATAACGGCTGAGGCTATCCAGGGCCTATCTAACCTGTGTATGCGATTGTGGACTTGTAACTACAACATACATAGAGGATGAACATATGGCTTCAACTCAAATGCTAACAGGTGATGCGTTAACACGCAAAATCTGGGCGACCGAAGACTGGGTAAACCCTGGTCAGCGAACCGTATTCGGTCACATGTTTGCTCGTGGCTCTGTTTTTTACGTTGAGGAATTTCTCGGCAGCAAAGCCCGTGGCGACCAAATCACTTACGACTACACCAACAAACTGACTGGTGTTCCAGTTGGTGAAGGCGGTACACTTGATGGTAACGAAGAAGCGCTGAACTTGGGCAGCTTCTCAATGGCTATTAACGTAACCCGTGTAGGCGTGCTTAACCCCAACGATGATACGATTGAACAGCAACGTACTCTGGTGGACTTCCCACAGCGTACCCGTAAGCTGATTCCTCAGCGCCATATGGAGTTGCTGGATGCTTCAATCTTCAACCAGTTGGCTGGTTTTAACCCAACCTCATACACCCAGAACGGTACGACTTGGACTGGTTCTAACAAGCTGTTTGTGCAAGGTCACAACACGCCTGTTGCCCCTAGCTCAGACCGCATTATCCGTGCTGGTAACGTGGCTAACGACCAGAGCTTGACCTCTTCAATGGGTTGTACCTTGGACTTGATTGACTACGCTCTTGAGAAAAACGACTTGAGCGACCAGCCAATCCAGCGCCTAGAAGATGATACCTTTGACTGGTATGTATCTCCTGAGCAGTTGACCGACCTGAAACAAGACAATACTGGCCGCATTCTGTGGTTCAACATTGAGCTTGCTAAGATTACCAGTGGCAAGAAGAACGACCTAGAAATGGGTATGTTCAAGACTATGCCTGCCTTGGGTCAGTACGCTGGTGTAAACATCTACGCTGCACCTCGTGTAGCTTACGGTCAGAACAGCTCAACTTCTGCTGTTATCACCACCGTTCGCCGCTCAGTGCTGGTAGGTAAAGACGCTGTTGCCTTTGCATCACCATTTGGTGGTCGCCCAGACGACAAAGACGTGCCACTGAAATACTTCACCCAGCTTAAAGACTACGACTACTTCAAAGGTATTGAAGGTCGTATGATTTACGGTGCGAAGAAAGTGGTTGCTTCAAACTCACAAGACGTTGGTGTAATGGTTATTGCCACTTACGCTGCGCCACACGCCTAATAGGAGGATATAACTATGGCTACACCTACCGTTGTACCTACTGGGTTCCAGAATAACGACAATGACTTCCTGCACGTCAAATCAGACCGCAGTGGTGCAGTTCGCCAATGTTCAGGCGAAGTTACTGTGCCAAATGCGACTGCTGTTGGCGCGTTTATTGGGTTAGTGCCGTTTACCGCTGGAGCTCGTTTTATCGTAAACAACTCATCCGTACATGTTACTGACATTGACGCAGGTACTGATTCTCTCCTTAACTTGGGGATTATCTATGACACTACTGCTGATGGCACTGACGTTGTAGATGCTTTTGTGGCTGGCTCAACTATTGGCCGCACAGGTGGTTTTATGACCGTAACTAACCCTGTTGGTCTTGACTATGTCACGACTGGCCGTGGTTGGTTGGCTGTTGAAAACGATGCAAACATCACTGAAGCCGAAGGTACTATCACCTTTAGCGTAGGTGTTGTTTACGACCAACCCATTAACTAGTAGTTAATTGGAGTACATTGGAATATGGCCACGCTCGGTAGTATCAAAACAAAAGTAGCTCAGCGTTTGCTGGACCCTAATTTTGTGGCGGTATCTGAACAGAGCGTGGTCAATTCTATTAACGACACAATAGAATACTTTAGCGATGCACGATTCTTTTTTAATGAGGTCATGGATAGCGCTTTCTTGACACAACAAGACCCTAGCTTCCCATACCCTGCCGATTTCCTAGTGCCGTCTATTAAAGACGGTGGGTTTGTTATTGAATATAGCAACCAGCGCTGGCCTATCCGTAAAATATCCATGGAACAATACGACACAATGTTCATGAATAACGGATTTGGTATCCCAGTGTTTTACGCCAAGATGGCAAATGAACAATACCAGTGCTACCCCATACCAGACCGTAACTATGAGGTTATACGCCACTACCTGAAGCGTTACGACCCATTAGTTAATGATAGCGATACAAACGATTTTACCGATAATGCGGCACGTTTAATTGAGCTTTGGACAACCGCTGACTTAATCATGGAATTACGTCAAGATAGGGATATGGAGGCTTATTTCCGTAGCCGTGCCAATCTTGAACAACAGAACTTACTTAACCTTACCCAGAAGCAGAACGCCAAGGGTAAGCTAAGTATTAACCCACTCTAAAAGGAGATATACCATGAGTGCAGGTGTACCAACCACAGGCGGTCTAAACCGTACCACTAAAGGCAACCCTGTGTTGCTTAAAGTAACCACCGTAGCTCTTGCTCCTAGCGCTTCTGTCGCTGGCGCTGGTGCTATTATTTATGTATCTAACGGTAACGCTGGCTCAGCTTGCTTGGCTGTTTCAGACGGTACTAACTGGAAAGTAGTAGCTCTAGGTGCGACTATCGCTGCTGCTTAACGCTAAAAAGGGTTTAGCCTATGAGCAGTTTAACGCCTAACTTTGGTTTTATATTACCCTCCCCGAACGACCCTACAGACCAAGATTTGTGGGGCGGTATGCTAAACAGTAACTTCACGTTGCTGGATACATTGCTGGAAAGCGTTGGTGAGATACCCGTAGGCAGCCTTTATTTCAACGCTACTGATGCAACAAACCCTGCTACGCTGCTAGGTTATGGCACTTGGGCGGCTTTTGGTGCTGGGCGTGTTGTCATTGGCGCTGGCTCTGGTACTGATAGTAATGGTGAAACTGTGGCATTTACTGCTGGGGCAACGGGTGGTGAGTATAACCACACTCTGACCGAAGCAGAGATACCGTCACACCGTCACCGTATGTTCAATACAGACAACATGACAAGCAATGGTCAGATTCTTTCAGCTAACGCAGATAGAAACGTTACTTTTGCACGGACACAATCTGTTAATGAAGACTATGGTATGGGTGGCACTACCACGACGCCTACTCTTGGTTATACTGGCACTGCTGGTAGCGGTGATGAACACAATAACATTCAGCCATACGTTGTCGTTTATGCATGGAGGCGTACTGCCTAATGGCCTCTCAATATAATCCTATTCAGATATTGCCAGGTGTGCAGCCTGATACGGATTATACAAAGTCCGCTACTAAGCATTATACCTATGCCGATAAGATACGATTTTACAATGGTGTTGCCCGTAAGATTGGTGGTTGGAATGACGTAACATTTACTTTTGGTGACGAGCCAGAAGGCATTATACGGTCTATTTACAGCACTATTATTAATGGGAAGTATTACCAGCTTCTAGGCACTGCTGCTGATTTGTATTCTGTGATTGGGTCTACCTTGACCAATATCACTCCGCTGCAAACCACATCTGTGCCTATTGCTAATAGCCTAGATACCACATACGGCCTTCTTGGCAGCAACCCTATTGCCACAGTTAGTGGCAGCAATGTCGTAACGTTAACTATTCCTAACGCTGATGCCTATCGCACTAACGATGTGATTACTTTGACTGGTGCGGCTGCTACCAATGGCATACCAGCAGGAGAGTTAAACACGAACCACGTTGTGCGTAGCGTCACAGCCACCACTGTTACTTTTCGTAGTGTAACCAACGCTACCTCTACAGGCTTAGGCGGTGGTGCATCCGTAAACCTTGCTTCTGGCCTTATTCAGGTTAATGCTACCGCCCACGGCCAGGAATTAGGCGACAGGGTTAAATTGTCTGGCGCTGCCAACACAGGAGGTATATTAGCCGCTGATATCAACCTAGAGTTCATCATTCGTAAGATTGCGACTGACGACTTCTGGGTGATGACCGATGGCACGGCCACTTCAGCCGTAACAGCAGGTGGTGGGGCATCAACTGTTTTCTATAAGCAGATTGTGCCAGGTAACGTAGACGAAACCAACGTTATTGGCTACGGTGCAGGGTTATACGGTGTAGGGCTATATGGTACAGGCCGTGAGTCCTCCACTTCACGCTCTCTGCCTCGTATTTGGTTTTCAGACAAGTTTGGTGAAACAGTTATTACAACGCCAGGAAACCAAGGCGGATTGTATCAATGGATGGCTGATAATGACACTGCCCCTGAGCTTATTACCAATGCACCCACTGCTATTAACTATGCCTTTGTGTCAGACGGAATTATTGTTACGTTTGGCGCAGGCGGTACAGAAAACCGTATTTTTGCCTGCGACCAGAATAACCCTACAGAGTGGACATCCAGCAGCGTAAACCAAGTATATGATGACGATATAGAGGGCGCGGGGCGCTTGCTTAGCCATTGCCCTGTAGAGAGCTACAACCTTATCTTCACAGAAAACCAGACTTACACTTTCCGCTATATCGGCCTGCCTTTTGTCTGGGAAATAAAAGCCCTTGATGAGAGCATCGGCATTATTGCGCCTATGGCCCGCACCAGCGTAAACGGTATTGCGTTTTGGATGGGGCTAGAAAACTTCTATATGTTCCGTGGTGGTGCGGTTGAGGTTATCCCAGCCAACAGTGGCGCGCAAAGCACCTGTCTTAAATACGTGTTTAATAACCTTAACTGGGGTCAAAAAAGCAAGTGCTTTGCATGGTATAACCGTGACTACAACGAGGTGTGGTTCCATTATCCTAGTGAACAGTCCAACGAGTGTGACCGTGTGGTAGCGGTAAATATATTAGACTTTACTTGGTCTATTCATACCCTTGACCGCAGTGCGGCTGAATACCCCAACGTTATCCTGAAAAAACCTTATTTGGCTAATGCAAACGATGTTTATCAGCATGAGCTTGGCTGGGACGCTGGGACTTCACCATTAGCCTTTACCCTAAGCACCAACTGGCGTGATTTTGGCCGCAATAACGCTAAATTGCAGTCGGTTATACCTGATAGTATGCAGACAGGCACAATACAGCTTCAAGTAAATGGCTACCGCTTCCCACAATCATCTGATGCCATTATGACCCAAGGGCCATTTAATATCACGTCAACGACTGAGCGTGTGCCTGTAGCTGGAGCGGCAAGGTATATTGAATACACCATAAGCGGTAGCGAGCTTGGGCAAGAGTTTATGATTGGTAATTGGGTTGAAGAAGTGCAGAAAGGGCCGTCTTTTTAATGAAGCAGTTTCCTATTATGACGTTGCGAACCGAGGATGACCTTTTTGTGCTGGGGCGGTATATCCTTAAAGAGCGCAGCAACGATATAAACGATTTTAATAACCTGCAAAACATCTTTATGCGTGGCCGTAAGGTTGGCAAGATACCAACGGGAAGTGCTGATATAAGCGCTGATGACAGGCTAGGGGATTTCAACTACAATAATAACTACCTGTATATCGTAGTTGATAATGCTGGTAGCGCTGAATGGCGCAGGGTTAGTTTAAGTTCATGGTAAAGGCAGGGTAATGTTATGTTCGGCAGTCTATTCAAAAAACCAAAAGTAAGCACCCCAGCAAGTGGGTTTTATTCTCAGCCGCAAGGCTTTCAAGACCTTTACACCAGCGTCTTAAAAAACGCTAATGCAGGGATTGGCGATATTAACGCACAGATGTTTGACCCTGCGCAGGGCCAGACTGCTGGGGCTTTCCAAAGCCTGATGCAAGGGTTTGCGCCTACTGCTGAAAGCCTACAATCTGATATTGGCATGTTTATGAATCCATATAACGATGCGGTTATTAATCAAATCAACCGTCAAGCAACAGGTCAAAACAGCCTTGTTAACCAAGCCGCTAACCGTGCAGGGCAAATGGGGTCAAACCGTTCTTTCCTCGCCACCAGCGATGTAGAGCAGAACCGCTTGAACAATATTGGCCAGTTCTACCAAGGCCAGTATGACAGCGCTATAAACAACGTGCTGAATAAACTTGTACCGCAGCGTGCGGCTGATGCGGCAACTGCCCTGACTGTAGGCCAGCAAAGCACCCAAGCACCGTTGCAAGCCCTTATGTCACAGCTTGGCTTGCTACAGGGTGTGCCTACCAGCTTCGGTGATGGCGGTCAGCAGGCAAAATCTAGCGGTGGTGGGACTGACTGGGGCAAAGTTGCTGAAACTGGGCTTAAGATATTTAGCATGAGCGACCGATCTCTTAAACAGGATATTGTCCATGTTGGTGAAGAAAACGGGCACAATATCTATGAGTTTTCTTACAAATTGGACCCCAGCAAGCGCTTTATCGGTGTAATGGCTGATGAAGTTGAAAAAACCGACCCAGAGGCTGTGGATATTGTGGACGGTTACAAAGCCGTGGATTATGATAGAATCGGTGTTAAGTTCAGGGAGGCATAATCATGTTTGAGCAATTGTTCTCAGGGTTAAAGAGCGGCCTTTCTAGTGTAGGGGCTGGGCTGAGTAGCTTCCTTCAAGGTGCAGGACAGGGTCTAGGCATTACCAACCCAACTATCCAGCCTTCTATGATGCCTACCGCACAAGTGGCACAACCTACTGGTCAGAACAAGTTTCTTAGCCTAATTAACGACCTTGCCAAGCAATATTCACAAAATAGCCGAGAGCAGGACATTTACAATGTGATGCCTGCGAGTGAAGGCGCACAGATTATCAATAGCCAACGTGCAGTTCAGATGCGTCAGGATGAGGTTAATAGACAGAATGCCCAGCAACAGGCTATTCGTGATGCTTTGGCTAACCCTGCTAGTGACAGCGCCTTAGCACGCTTAGAACAGATTGCAGCGATTACTGGCGACCCCTCAGCAATGGAGCGTTACTTGGTGGCAAGCGGTAAAGGTGGTTCAAGCCCTGCCCTTATCCAGATTGCGGACGCTATCATGGAAACCTATCCGCCAGAACAGCGCACCCCTGACCTATATCGCCAGACTATTGAAACGGCTGGCAAGTTCTACGACAAAGGTATCTTTAGCGGTGGCATGGGTACAGGCGGTGGTTATGTGCCTCCTGTTGGTGGTACGCCTGGAATTGCCGCGCCTATCGGCCAACCAATGCCGCAAGGCTTCCCTACTGGTGGCCCTGTATTGCTTGAGCCGCCTTTGCTTGATGGTGTAGAGCGTCCTGCTGCTGCGCCTATGCCTGCTGCACCTACTGGTGGTCAAGCTGGGTTTGGTCTTTCACCAACCTATGCTGATGCTATTGCCAGCCTAGAGGCCAAAAAGGCTGCTGCACGCAAACAGGCAGAGGCTAATGTAGAGCTAGGTACTGCCCCTGCCATTAAAGCCGCCACAGAGGCCGCTACAATCGCCGCTAAATCAGGTGCAGAAAGAGATGCTGAGTCTGTCAAAAAGGCAAAAGATGCTGAGATTATCATTAGCCTAGCGGATGAGGCTGAAAAGCTATTGCCACAGGCTACAAGCGGTAAACTTAGCCAAGCGACAACTGAAGCGGCCAAGTTCTTTGGTAAAAGCACAGACGCAAGTAAAGCTGATGCTAGATTGAAAATCATTGCAGGTCAGCTTGTGGGTAACATCCCACGCTTTGAAGGCCCTCAGAGTGACGCGGACACACGCTTGTATCGTGAGATGGCTGGTGACGTGGCAAACACTGAACTACCGTTTGAAGACAGACAGGCTGCATTGAAGACTATTAAACAGCTACAACAGCGCTATCTGCCAGAAAATAAAGCTGATGACGCTAAACTCAAGCGCTTAGAAGAACTGAGAAAACTAGCTGCACAACGTAATGGAGGCCAGTAGCATGGATGGCATTGACGCTGAGATTGCTAAACTAGAGGCTGAACTTGGGATTGCTCCTGGTTCTCCTGTTGCTGCTGCGCCAGTTAGCCAGCAGGATAGCATTTTGCGTACTGCCGCAAAGAACATGGGTATCGCCAACCCAGACGCTGACCCACGCTTCTTTGCTGATATGGCACAGCTTATGCTTACAGAAAACGGCATGGACTTGCTGCGTAAGGTTGTTGCTAACGACCCAACAGCCGTAGCCGAGCTAAAGGCTAAGTTCCCCGTTGCCCCTCAGCCGACTTTGACCAACCCACAGCCGCAGCCACAAGTACCAGAAGACATTGATGCGGAGATTGCCCGTCTAGAGTCTGAGCTTGGGTTAATCCAACCATCCCCACAGGCTCAGGCAAAAGAGCCAGACTTCTTTTCAAGAGTGGCTGAATCACTGTCTAACCGTGGGAAGCAGTATAAAGACATTGTAGCGGCTCGTGATGCAGGGCAACAGACCGACCTTGAATCAGCTTTACAGATTATCGGCAAGCCTATTGCTGGCACTGTCAATGACGCTATCGGCGGGGCTATTGGCTTGGCTGGTCGCGGCCTTAGTGCTATTACACCTGATATGATAGAAAACCCTATTGTTAACGCTTTCTCATCTGGCGCACAGTCTGGTGCAGATGCGGCCATGCCAGAGTTAGTCCGTCTGTCTAAAATGTATGATAAGTTTGCACAGGAAAACCCTCGTGCCACTAGAAACATAGAATCTATAGCCAACATTGGTATGGCCGTTCCATTTGCCAAGCCTGCACAGTTAGGCGCACAAGCTACAGGACAGGCCGCTCAAGCTGCGGGTCGTGCTACTAGAAGTGCTATTGTTCCTACGATTGCCCCTGAGGTTTTACCATTAGCTAAACGTGCGGAAGAGTTTGGTATACCTTTACGTCTTGACCAAGTAGCACCTACAAGAGTGCGGAATACTGTACAAAAGGTTAGCCAAGAGGTTCCATTTAGTGGTGTTGGTGCCTTTGAAGATGCGCAACGTGCGGCATGGAACAAGCGTCTTGCTCAGGAAATTGGGGGCGAAGGTTTTGAAGACTTAGCGCCTGCGTCGGTCAAAAAGATTGTTGATAGAAACAGCAAAGAGTTTGATGCGCTGCTTAAAGACAAAACTATTAACGTAGATAACGTGTTTGTAGAAGAGATTGGCAGATATGCCAACGAGCTGAATAAAACCACCTCTGACGAGATTTCTAAGGTAGTAATGCGTAATATTGACGAGCTAAAGGCAGATATGGCAGAAGGCGCTATTACTGGTGAGCGTTTGGCTTCTATTCGTACCAAGCTGATAAGCCGTCAAGGTAAAGGCGAAGTGAGCGATAAACTAGGTGAAGTCATCGGATTCATTGACGACCTAGCAAAACGCAACCTGACACCAGAAGAGGCCGTTAGATTGGCTGATATTCGCAAGAAGTACAAATATCTTAAGACGGTTGAGCCTCTCTTGGAAAAAGCTTCGGTTGAGGGTGGCATTAATCCTACACAACTATTAAACCGTATTGCCGCCAACCCATATATCAAGGCATCACGTTTGGAAACAGGTGATGATGCATTGGTAGACTTAGCACGTATTGGTAAAGAGTTCCTGCCTACTAAAGGCGGCTCTGATACTGCACAAAAAGCTTATCTATCTGGTGCTTTAGGCACTGGTAGCGTGGCAGGTGCATTGACTAATCTTCCCTTAACCGTTGCCACGTTAGGTGGTAATAGGGCTTTACAGTCACTATATAATGCTAGTCAGCCTATGGTTAGGGCTGCTATAGCTAAAAGTGCTAAGAAACAAGGGAGATAAATTATGGAACAGCCTATTGCTTTTATGTGGGGCGTGGCTACAGCAATAATTGCCGCTATTATTCTTGTATGAACATAGCGAAATGATAAACTAACACAGTATCTCTAACAGGAGAAAATAACATGGCACGATACCAAGTAACACTAACAACCGCCTCCCCAACGGCTTATCTATGTGATGTAGTTCGCCGACATGATTCTGAGGCATGGGTAGGTACAGCTTATTCATACGGTACATTTGGTGGTGGCACTGTTGCCATTCAAGGCAGCCCAGATGGCGGAGTAACAAAATGCACTCTTAAGCAAGAAGGCACAAACGTTGATGCGACTAAAACAGCCGATGGCACTGTAAACGTAATCCACGGCGGTGATGCTAACAAAAACGCAGATTATCCTAAGATTTACGCAACATTAACTGGCAGCACAGGCGCTACTGTTACCGTTGTTCTCTACGATAACCGATAGGGAGTAAGGCTTATGGCAGGGGATTTAACATATCAAGGCATAAAGCGGATTACTTATCTGCCTCAGCGTGACGACAAAGACAACGGCACGATTATTGGTGGGCAGGAGTATACCAACATTTATGCCATTGGTGGCACGATTACTGGTGTTACGCTAAATCCCTCAAACCTAACTGTTCTGGATAACGCTTTTACGATTCAAGATAATTTAGACAACACTAAGCAGGTGCAGTTTCAAGCGTCACCTGTAAGCGCTGGTACGACTGCAACCCTGAGCGTACCTCCTGCTTCTACTACTTTGGTAGGCACAGATAGCACCCAGACACTCACAAACAAGACAATCAACGGCGCTAGCAATACTCTGACTGTGCGCCTTGCGAATGACGTGACTGGAACCCTTCCTGTGGCTAATGGCGGTACTGGTGCGGTTACTCTCACGGGATACGTCAAGGGCACTGGTACAGCGGCTTTAACTGCCTCTGCGACCATCCCTAGCACTGATATCTCTGGTCTTGGTTCAATGGCTACCCAAAACTCTAACAGCGTCGCCATCACGGGCGGCAGCATTGCAGGTGTGTCATTCAATGCATCAAACGCTGGGTTTAGTATTCAAGATACTAACGCCTCGCACTCGCTGATTATCTCTCCTGGGTCTGACCTATCGGCAAACCGTACATTTACCCTAACCACTGGTGATGCAAACCGTACCCTCACAATGTCTGGTAATGCTACTATTAGTGGTACAAACACTGGCGACCAGACGATTACCCTTACTGGCGATGTAACTGGTTCAGGTACAGGTTCTTTTGCTGCCACAATTGCCAACGATGCCGTAACCTACGCAAAGATGCAGAATGTAAGTGCTGCGTCACGACTACTTGGTCGTGGTTCTGCGGCTGGTGCTGGTGATGTAGAAGAGATTACACTTTCAGGGCTTACCATGTCTGGTACGGTTTTGACTAACCCTTCACCATTTACAGAAGAATTTATTAGCTCAGAACAAACCGTTCCTGCGGCGGCTGGTCTTCTTGATGTTGCTCATACCCTTACAGCTAGACCTAAATTAGCGCAATTACTTTTAATTTGTAAAACTGCCGAGCTTAACTATTCAGTCAATGATATTATTGTATTGAATGATATGTATACTAATGGTGGGTCTACATTGA